CCCTCACTTAAATTTAAAATAAAATTTAAATTTATTATTTATTTATAAATGAAAAAATCCACTGTGTATAGTTTTGGATTATTAAACACGTATATCATGTTATTGTATATTTGTTCTACTTTATCGATTCCTATTTTATGATATCTATCATTAAAAATCAAAATCGTTTGTAAATCATATATTCTATCACCTGGTGGATCAACTGAATATTTTCTACATATATTTACAGTTTGTTCATTTTTACCTATCATCCACGTAAAATTTATTATTTTTGCTTTAAATTGATCTTCATAATCCAGATTAATTTTATAAAAACTTCTCAATCTATCTTCCAATCTTATCACATTTGGTACTATCATATAATTTCCAAATATGTCATGACTGCATATCAATTGACAAAAAATACCAGATAAAGAGTCAGTTCTGTATGTACTTCTCATGTTGTGATATACTTGTGTATGTATAGCTAAATCTTTTATTTCTTGGTCTGTAACACTTTCTAAAACGCTTAGTAAATCATCTCCTAATAATAACAAAAATTTAAAATTTTTTTCGGAAAAAAATTTTGAATAAGTTCTCATGTTATTTATAATGTTTCCAAAACCCACTGTCGTTTGACCTGTGTGTCTCATTGGAGGTAAAAAAGTCTTGAAATATTTTGTACTTACATATGTGTTTTCATGTTGTTTAAAATAATAATTTATTACTTCAGATGATCCTCCTAAAATGTTAATATAAATATTTTTTTCAAAATCTAAAGAATGTGAATCTGTTTGTCTATCTTGTTTACTTAAATCACTTTCAAAATACACATCATTTTTATTATGTTTATATGTATTTATTTTTTTATTTAATTCATTTAAATCATAGCCTTCTGCATAAATAACATTTGATTTAAGCAAATGTTTAAAACGATTTTTCAACATACTGAAAAATGGAGCAAATAATGCTGTCATGCTATATGGATTCCATAAAACCAATCTGTTTAAAATGTCATTATAATTATGAAACAGATCACCTTTAGTTATGTTTTCTTGTTTTTCATAAATATTTATTCTATTAATTATAAAATCTCTATCTTGATTCATAAGTTTATCTATGCTGTTATTAATTCTTTTAGTTTTTCTACCAATCAACCATTGTTCTATTAATCTAGTGTTTATGCTCATTTTTCTTTCATTAAATAATTTGATTAAATTCTCACTTTCACTATTGAAGTAACTATTTTTAAAGTATTTTAATTGTACATCATGAGTCATTTTATATTTTCTCAAATTTTCTCTTAACAATAATTTTTGTGTAAATGCTCTACTAGTACTAGTGTATTGTGAAAAATTTCCTGGTCTTGATAATGATGGTTCATAATTTAAATAACCAACTTGTATTTTGTTATCACAATAATCACCTTCATTGATTCTGTATAAATTTTTCATTATTTTGCTATAAATGATTTCTTCACAAGCTTGTGTGTTTTCATAAAATAAAATATCCAATATGGTTTGTTCTGCATTTAAATAATTAACAACTTTTTTATCAAACAACAAGCTATGTGTATATTTAAGAAAATAATTAACCGCTACTCTTAACAAAATTGTTTTAACATCATAATGTTTTTTGAGTATCTTGTCAGTACTGGTTTTTTTACCATATTTTTTTTCATAATGATAAAAATTTTTATCTAATGTGAATATTTTAAATCTTTTTTTAATATTCTTAACTTTATTAATTTTTAAAATTTCTATTTTTGTTTTAAAATTTTCAATAATATTGTGATTTCTCATGCATTGATAACCTCTTTCAAAATAAGGTTTAGGGTCATTAATACTATATACTATGATATTATCGTCGTATAAAATCTTTTCACTAATGATGTCAAATGCAGGAATGAAAATTATTTTAAATTTGCTATAATAAATTAGATTATCTAATATTTTTTTATATTCTTCCACAGTATAAGACTCAAAAATGCTGGGTGGATTTAGTGCATGACTTAATTTTAACCACTGTAAAGGATTATTATAATCATCTATGTCTGCAATTAACAAATCAGTGTTTTGTTCTATAAAAGTTGATTTGCCAAATCCTGCATGAGCTACTAAAATTAATTTCTTTGAATTGCCAGACATGTTTTCTGAATCTATTTCAAAATTATTTATGTTTGAACCTGGCACATCATTCATTTTACTGAATTGTTTGTTCTCAGATACTTTAATTAAATCTTCTTCATTATGTATTGAATTACAATCTTTAGGAAATAATAATTCTTCTATTACTGTTAATTTGATTCTTAATTCAGATGGAATATTGTTAATTACATCATTGTCATCATAATTAATAAACCTATTTAACATGTTGCTAAATTTAGCACCAGCCGCTTCATCTAGATCACTATTATTAAAATTCCACATTGCCTTATTTTCATAATTGCCAGAACAATACTTGTTCATTCTATCATGTAACTTCATCTTGAATTCTTTTAGAAAAATTTTAAGTTTTTGAGGTATATCATCATTGTAACCTATTCTCAATATATAAGTCAACTTTTGTACATCCCAATAAAATATAAATTTATAATTTTCTTCTGATTCATAAAACCAATTGTTAATTTTCATTAAATTCAATGATATTATGCAATCTTGGAAAACTTGTTGTGTGTCTTTTAAAGGAAAAAAAGAATCTGAAAAATCAGCGTGAAAGCAATGATTTTTTTTACACATTACAACCTGTGCTATATTTTTAATTTTAATTAATTCTGATGAAATTGTGAAAGTTAAAGTTTTAATTAAAGTCACAATTTCAATTAAAATGGACATAAAACTAAATTTTCCTCCATTTTCACTAAACCCTTCATAGGCAGTTTCATACATGTTATTGGTACCATATTTTCTTGCTGAAGGATAATATTTTGCAAAATCTCCTAAAATTGTGCTAATTTTAAACATATTAACATCAAACAATTGCAATGAATAAGGATAATAAAAATAAATTGTATTGTTTTGATATATAAAAAATAATCTTATGCTATCATTATTGTCCATAAATATAGAAAAATTTTTTCCTGAAATCATAAAGTAACTGGATCTGCTTTTGGTTCTTTTCAACATTAAATTCATTTTCTTAAGATACATTGTTACACTTTTTTCCGGGTCATTTAAATGAGCTGGATCCAATTTATATGACATGAAAGTATTTATTTGTTCATGGTCATAAAAAACTGACATTTCATTATCTGCACCATGAGTTAAATTTAAAAAACTGTTTACAAACTCATTTCTAATTTTTTTAAAATCTTCTTCTTTGATAATGAAAGATGATTTTTCTTTTCTATAAGTTTTCATGAATGATTCATAATCAAATAAATTTCTTCTTTTCAATTTTTTTCCATTTGAAAATAATTTCAATAAAATTTCAGGTGAATATTCTATATCAGCGGTGCTGTCCATTAAATTGTTATAATAGTTTTTATCACTTATATCAAAATCTGAATATAAAGTATTTCTAATGGTTGAATAACTTATTTCATCGTTAATTAGCATTTTTAATTGATTAATAAATAAATCTGCCATATCTTTGTATTTTCCTTCTAGATTTGAATAATTTGATAGAACTTTTAATTCATCATCAAAACTGTATATATTAAATTCAATGTTTTCATGAAGATTTATAATAATTTGCAAATCATTTTCCCTCAATTTATATATAATATTTGGATCTATCATATTTTTTTGTTTATGCACAATAATATTAAACAAATAATTTAATTTAGATATTTTCACATCATTTTGCCTCATTTTTTGATCAATTATTTGATTTAAATCCTTAAATAAGTTTGAAGCATCATCTTTTCTTTTTCCATAAAACAAATCATAAAAATATTTCTTTATTGCTTTCACAAATGCTGTAATTAATTCATATATAGTTATAATTTTTTGTTTGCCTATAAAACCGCCAGTTTCACTTTTCATTAAATTAATCACTACAATAGTTATTAATTGCGCAATTTTATTTTGTGAAACGTATAACCTATTAGTGGACCTAATTAAAAGAAAATGTGCTCCAGCTCCTGTGCAATACACATAATGCTTATTAACTGAAATTTCAACAGTTATATTGCTAATTAAGACTGGGATTACTATTAGATATTTTTCTTTCTCTTTTGAATAAACACCATTATTTTTTTCAATTGCGCTTATCAATTCATCATCATTAAAATTTGGTATCACATAATTATCATTAGCCATTAATTTATGTGTTTGAATTAAATCCATTATTTCTTTTTTTTCTTTTATATAGTTAGTCTCACTTGGTTCATCATAAACAGTGTTTAAATTTTTGAGGATTTCTTCTAATTCTTCTTCCCATGTTTTAACCACAAATTCATGCCACTCACCATTACTATATGTATAAGCTTTGTCTTTTGATAAAAATTGATCTTTGCACCATTTAATAAAAGATTTAAAACAATCTTTAATTGAAATAAATATATTTGTAATTAGGTCACCAAGATTTTTAAAAGGTTTTTTTAGTTTTTCAAATTTGGATATAAGGAATTGTATAAAATCATATAACTTGTATGCTCCACCAGATTCAAAATTATCTTTTTTTCCTTGATTATTTTTAGAGTTTAAAATGTTATCTAAGCTATCTTGATGTAAACCATGTCTTTTATTTTTTCTTTTCATGCAATCCAACATATAATTTAATGTGTGTTTTTCTACAAATTTAGCTAATGGAATATATCTGATATTATCAATCATAAATAATTGCTTACACAATTCTTTATGATTTAAATCTGTTGTAACATTGCATGTTGGCTGTGAAATAATTGAATATTCTATTTGTCTAATTTGCGAATCTGTTAAAACAGTGTTATTACAATAAGCTAAATACAATGTTTTAATGTTGTTAAAGCGTAATAAATTTGAATTAGCTATGAAATAAGCTTTTGTGGCATTCAAATTATTAATAACATCAACATAAAGTTGTGCAGGCACATCTTCATCATTGGCCAATTTACGAATCATTGGAATCATGTAAGAATTAACAATATTCAATCTATAATCAAATTGATGGCCTTTACCAGCAGTTTCTTTAAACGTTTTGATATATTCAGGAGTTAATTTACTTTCCAATTCTTTTATTGTTGCTGACTGTGGCATTGTTCCATAAGTTTTTTCATATTCTTCATCACTCATCTTCTTTTTTCCTTTATTTTTTTT